AGATATTGCATTTGGTTGTGATGGGGTAGGAGCAAATTCAAGCGCCACACAAGGAGATGGAGTGCAAGACCCACTTTTAATTCGTTTTTCATCTCAAGAAAACCCGATAGATTGGTTCCCCACTTCAACAAACACTGCTGGTGATTTAAGGCTGGGTGCAGGCTCTGCATTCGTACAAGCAGTAGAAACCAAGCGTGAAATTCTTGTGTGGAGCGATACATCTCTTAATTCCATGCGTTTTATTGGGCCACCATTTACATTTGGCTTACAACAGCTTGCTTCTGGAGTCACGATTGCCAGCCCAAATGCGGCTGTCGCAGCGGAAGATTATGTATTCTGGATGGGGATTGATACTTTTTATGTTTACGCTGGTCAGACAGCGCAACTTCCATGCACAGTGAAAGATAAAGTTTTTCTTGACTTTAACCAAGCTGAAAGAAACAAAGTTGTATCAGGCATAAACTCTGAGTTTAGTGAGGTGTTTTGGTTTTATCCATCCGCTGATTCTACTGATAACGATAAATATGTTGTTTATAATTATGTAGAAAAGGTTTGGTATTTTGGCTCTCTCGCAAGAACTGCATGGTTGGATCGTGGAACTCGTAATTTCCCTTCAGCCGCTGGTGGAAGTTACATTTATAGCCACGAACTTGGTTACGATGATGATGGTTCTGCGATGAACTCATTCATCGAGTCCGCAGCTATAGATATCGGTGATGGGGATAAATTTACATACTTGCGAAAAGTGATACCAGACTTGACGTTTAACGGCTCTACTGAAATAAGCTCACCGCAAGCAACATTTACTGTTAAAGCTAGAAACAACCCTGGTGGCAGCTTTGACGCATCCGACAGTGGTGCAGCTATAAGAACACAGGAAACTCCTGTAGAAAAGTTTACAGAACAGTTAGATTTAAGAGTCCGTGGACGTTCCTTCGCACTTCGTGTAGAATCAAATGCATTAGGGACTAGATGGAAGCTTGGAAGTCCTCGTGTAGATATACGAACAGATGGAAGGCGATAATGTCAAGTAACGAAATTGCACCACCCAGATTGCCAGAACCGCCAATTGATTATAGTATTCAATACATGGCAGATTTGGTTCGTGCATTGGAGACATTCATAGCGCAAGAGAGAAACCCCGGCGAATTACGCGGAACTAAAATAACGCTTACTGATTTGCCAACTTCAGCCACTGGACTTGAAACAGGGGCGTTGTATAATGATAGTGGTACAATAAAGGTGGCATAATGAAGCTAAAAGACTTAGTAAAGACTGCTGCACCAATCGCACTGGGGGCTATTGCTCCGGGGCTTGCTCCGGGCATGAATCCTCTTGCGGCTAGAGCGCTTGCTTCTGGAGTTGGCAGCATGATTTTGGGCGCCAAACCAAAAGACGCCTTATTGTCCGCAGCATTAAGTGCTGGTGTAGGAGCTATGTTCCCAAGCCAGCAGGCACAAGCCGAACAAATGTCTGGGTCAAATCTTGCGCCCGGAGCTATGGGTGGTAGTTACCAATCTAAAGCAGCGGCAAATGCGGCTACAAAAATACCTAGTGGTGGCCCTCCTGGAGGGTCTGGTTTTGGTGCATTAAAGGGAGCGGCCCCTCTTGCTAAATCAAAAACAATGTCTGGCGGCTTGTTGCAATCACTTGGTTTTGCTGGAGAAGATGAGGGTAATCTATTATTTAAAATTCTAAACACCAAGTTAGGCGAAGGTGTAGCTGCTGGTCTTATCGCTCAATTGCTGGCTGGTGGTGATGAAAATGGTGGGGGAGCAAGCCCATCTCAAAGCAGACCTTTTGGAGCTGGTGGCCCAGGTGGGCAAATAGGTGGCATAAATTATGCTCAAGGTGGAGCGGTTCCTAGCCTACAACAGCTTTCAGCGGCAAGCGCTAGAATGGCTCAAGAAATACAGAACATGGCAGGCGGTATGGGCGGAGGCTTGGGTGCTAGAGTTGGAATTGGTGGAGGAGTGAGTCAAGACTCAGCTATAAACAATAACCGCCCGCCTGTAGGCCCTGGTGGGGGCATTGGCCCGTTGCCAGTAAATCCAACGATGGGACAAACAGATTTGTCAGGAGCGCGTCAGCCCACAACAAACATGCAGAATCAGGCTCAAGCAGGCCTATCTCCGTTTGCTAATCCTCTATCTGGAATTGGCGGACTAGCTGGGTTTCCTAGACAATTTTTTAAAGATGGTGGTGAGGCTTACTTCCCCCGTCGTAACGGTGGTATAGACCCATCAGAAGGTTCTGGAAAAAAAGATGATGTCCCAGCTATGCTAATGGCTGGTGAATTTGTAATGACTCGTGATGCTGTCAAAGGGATGGGTGATGGCAATCTACGCAAGGGTATAGACCGCATGTATGGCATGATGGATAACCTTGAAAGGATGGCATAATGTCTACTCAAACCATAGAACAGATACAAAGATTATCACCCTTTCTTGAGGGGCTTGAAAAACGTATCTTGCAGACGGCCTTTGGTGAGTTTGACGGAGAAGAGCAAACTTCTCCGGGGTTGTTAGACAAGGAACTAGGCGCAGACGTAGGTGGTCTTCCTGATTATCAGATAGCAGCGGAAGATCCTTTGCAGGCTGCTGCAAGAGAGCAAGCCTTAAATCAATTTGGTATGTTTCAACCATTTGTTCAAACAGCGGGACAACTTGCTACATCAGGAATAGCTCAAGGAATGGGAATGCTTGATCCTTCTCAGGGAATACAAGCGTTTATGAACCCTTATCAGCAAAATGTTATTGATGAAATTAATCGTCAGGCAGCTATTGGTCAGCAAGGTTTAGATGCACAAGCAGTTCGCTCTGGTGCTTTTGGTGGCTCTCGTGCGGGTATTCAGGCCGCTGAACAAGAAGGCCGCAGGCTTGGTAAGATTGGTGAGTTTCTTTCAAAAGGCTTTGACACAGCTCTTGGCGCATCACAAAGAGCCGCACAGTTGTTCGGGGGATTGGGGCAAGCAGCCAGTGGCATTGGTGATTTAGGCAGGCTTCAATCAGAATTAGGCCGGGCTGACATCGGAATGCTCTCACAGCTTGGTCGCGTTGGTCAGCAACAATCCCAAGCAGAACTAGACGCAACTCGCCAAAATATGATGCAGGGCATTATGGAGCCATTTACAAGACTAGAGCTTGGTAGCTCTTTGCTTAAAGGCACGCCTTCAGGTAGCTTATCTAGCACATTTAAGAGCGCAACAACTCCTGACGCTAACCCATTCTTGCAAGGTGTAGGTGCGTATACTGCGCTTCAAGGCGCTGGTGTAACAGGCAAGTAAGGAGCCCATTATGGCGGTTCAACAATTAGGTCGTGATCAGGCTAGAACTTTAACAGATATAATCAGAGGCGTATCTAGTGCTGGAGGTGGCATTAATGAAGCCCTGCAAAGGCTTGGTTCCACTACTCCTGCTGCTCCTGTTACCAAACAGGCAATAACCGCCTATGACCCTACTGCTGATTATGGACTTGATTCCGAAATGTCTGGAAACATCGACATTGAGGGGGATAATGTAACGCAATCTTTCGGTAAAGACACAAGCACTTTAGGTGATATAATTGGTGGCCTATTTCAGTATCAAGGCCCAGGAAGCCAATCTTTTGAACGAGAGCTTGTTGGTCAGAAGCCACAATTTGTTAAGCCTCAAATAAGCCAAATGACAGAGCAAGAGAGGCTTGAGATGGAGGCTGATGAGCGAGTTGGCATTGATGACCAACTAAAGGCTCTATCAGATTCATTCAAATCTGGTGTTACAGGCGACCCTGAATTTGTGCCTCCTCCTCCTCCCGCAACAAAAGATTCAGAAACAACAACTTCAGAATTTGAGTCTGGTGTTAAAAACACTCCTGAATTTGGTGTAGATAATTTACCAACAAAAGAAGAACAAGACGATATTTTGGAAGAAACTTTTTCCAAAAGCATGAAAGATTATCTTGATGCTTTGAAGGGAGAAGACACAGACGTTAAATCTATAGAAGAATACAAAAAAGATTTTGCAGATGCTACGGGCATTAGCATTGACGGCAAGCCAGATAAGTCTGCTGCCCTGATGTCTTTTGGCTTGGCGTTGATGCAGAACAAAGCTGGTAAAGGTTTTAACATAGGTAGAATGCTTTCAGCGGTTGGCGAGGCTGGTGAGAAAGCAATGCCCGCATTTCAACAGGCTAAGAAGGAAGCAAAGGCAGAACAGCTTGCTGCTGGCAAGTATGCTCTTGATTCAAGAGCCGCAGCGCTTACAAAAGCGGCGGCTACCCGTCAAGCTCTTGCTGATAGAGTTGCTGAACTTTCTGACCGAGCTTATAATCGTGAGACTGAAGTACTACTTCAAAAATTAAGAAGTGAACAGTCTATGGCAGAGAAAAAGTTGGCTGAAGACGCTGCCAACTTGAGAGAAGAGATAAAACTTAGAGTAGAAAATGGCGAACTTGGAAAGCCAACAAAGATTAATTTAGGCGGAGAAGGTGACGAAAAGTTTAATGTAACTGTTCAACAGAAAGGGAAAACAAACGAGTTTGAGATAATAGCTCCTGGCGCTACTATGGGTAGAATAGATAAGAAAATTGAAAGCGCAGAGGCTGGTTTGAAAACTGTGCAGAAGATGCAAGATTTATCCAGAGAAGGCGAAACCGTTGGTTATAAAGGAATATATACAAGAATGGCAGATTCCTTTAAAGGTCTATTTTCAATTCCTGCCGTTGAAGAGGGGTCAAAGGTTGAGCAATATAGAGCCGCTGTTGGCAAAATGCTCGTAACATATAGAAAGCTTCTTACTGGAGGTGAGGCAGGTAATGCTATATCTGACCGTGATGTTCAAATCATTAGACAAAACTTGGGTCTTCCAGAGGGGGCAACAGAGGTGGCCTTTACCTCTGCGAATCAAGTTCAAGAATATTTAAGCCAATTAGATTCTTTGTTCAAATCTAGAAAAGAACTCTTTGTTGGGCAGAAAGAAGCCTTAATAGAATTTGGTAAGGGAAGCGGTTACTACACAGAAGAGGCCAAAGACGATGACCACTCAGACAATTATTTGCAGTATGTTCCGCAAGTCGTTGGTGGTAAGCTAAGGCTAACCTTACCTAAATAAAGGAGCCTAATGTGGCTATTATTGATGTAGAAGCTCCTGACGGACAATTTGTAGAATTTGAAATTGCAGGGGATAAACCCACTGCTCAAGAAATGCGCTCTATACAGAACGTCATGGACAATCTTGATAAGTATAGGCCTCAAGAAGCAAAGCCAGAGTTTGACACCAAATCAGGTGTTAAAAATGCAAAGTTGCGTGCTGCGCTGTCTATAGCTGAGAACAGTGAAGAAGAAGAAGGCATACTCGCAAAAGCTGGTTTTGCAGTAGAAGACTACATTAGAGATGATAGAGGCAGATTAGCCTTAACTCCATCGGGCTCAAAGAAGCTTGGCATTGAGTCAGATAAAAACATCATGATTGATGAAGAAGGTTTCTCTCGTTACGATTTAGCTGATTTAGCAGGCATTGCACCTGAACTAACATTAGGCATAGCTGGCGCTATTTTTGGGCAAGCCGCTATACCAATTCCTGTAGTAGGAGCGGCGATTGGTGCGGCTACAGGCGGCGCTACAGGAGCAGCTTTAGAAGAAGCTGTGGAGGGGATTGCAGGTGTATCTCAACAAACAGCAGGTGAAATAGCAAAAGATGTAGCTGTAGAGGGCGCCATTACAGGCGCTGCTGAACTTGTGTTTGGCCTGCCTTTGTTAGGTATAAGAGCGATTACTAAAGGCACTCCTGGCGTTGTAAAAGAAGGTGGAGAGCAACTCCGTCAGGCTGGAGAGGCTCGTGAAATGGGATTTAGCCCAAGTTTGGGGCAGATTGGTGCATCACCAATACCTTCTCGTGTACAAAGAATTAGTGAGACAGTTATAGGTGTTTCAAACAGAATATCTAAAAATCAAGAAAGAATGGGTACAGTTCTAGGAAGATTGCGTTCATTCATAAACGATAACGCTACATCAACCAACGATTTAGGGCAAAAGGTTTTGTCTGCAGCGCAAGCTCAGTCTAAACAAATGAGAGAGCTGGAACGTCAGGCCAGCAAAGAAATAATGAAGTCCCTCGATGGCGTTGTTCAGCAAACAGGATTAGCAACAACTAAAGATGGGTTGCTAGACCAGAAACTTGTAGGAGCAATTGAACAAAGTGCAAAAGAGTTTTTAGAAGAGTCGGGGCGAAGATATACGGCTATTGATGATATTCTTAAAACAAGCGTAGGCAGCGAAAATATAATACCAACTGATCCAATTAAAATAGTAGCAAATGGATTAAGAGATAAATATTTGCGACCAGGAATAGTTGGGGACTCAGCTGTAAAAGCTCAAATTAAAAAGCTTGTTGATGATGTAGACCGCCTTGGAAACAGTACATCTTTTAGAGATTTGTATGATAGCACCAAAGTTATATCGCGTATGATGCGAGAACAGCCTGCCGTTAGTAGTGTGACTTTAACGAGCGCTTTAACAGACGTTAGAAAAGCTATGGATGAAGCTTTAGATGTTAGAAATATAGACAATCTTACATCAGCGCAAAGAGCTACATTAGGAGGAGATGAAGGTGTTGCTCAATTAAGGCGTGCGGCTGAAGACTTCATTCCTTTGCGTCAGTTCTACAAATCTGGAATGGATGACATAAACAAATTAGAAGATAACATTGGCATAAAAAACATTGTTACAAAAATTGAGGAAGAACAGCCTTTAGAAGCAGTGGCTGGAATGGCGCAGAAGCTTATTAAGAACAACAACCCTGATGCCATTAAAAATTTAAAGTTTGCTTTAGGTGAAAATTTTGAACCTTTCAGAGCGCAGCTTGCATCAAACTTTTTGGCGAATGCTTTACAGAAATCGGGCATCAAATCATTAGACGCTACGAAGTTTAGAGGTTCTGCTTTCAGAAAAACAATTGATGATTTAGGTGACACAGCCGATGAATTGTTCGGGTCTGATGTTGCAAAGGTACGCAAGCTTGCCGAACAATTTGACGCAATAGGCAATGGCATCAAGATAAACTCTGATGTTATTGATAACGCAATAGCCGCCGGGCTTGATAGAACAGGTTCTTTTGTAGGCGCTATGGAAAACGCCATAAAAGTTGGCGAAGAAACTATGGTTGTTAAGCGTGCTGGCGCATTAAGAAATGCGGCTGACGGTAAGCTAACTGCTGATGAAGCTGCTGAAGTAATATCCAACCCTAATACGAAGCCCGAAGAGTTTAAGGTTTTGTTTAATGCCCTTGATGACGAAGGCAAGCAAACCGTTAAATCTTATTATATGCAGAACATTCTTGAAGATGTTGGCGCCACAATCAACTCTCAAAGAATGGGAGAGCTTGGTCAAAGAATACTGGATGCTAACAAAGGCGGCAGGCTTGAAGATATATATGGGCCTAGAACATCTAGGTATATGTTAAAATTTGCAAGAACAATGAAATATCTGTCCAGGGACTCAAATGCTGGTGATCTTGTGTCTCAAGGAATCATGGCAAACTTCATTCAAAAAATACCAGATATACTGCGTTATGGAGTTATTACAAAGTTTCTCACAGGCGGCACGGCTTTGAAACAAGTAGATGATGCTTGGAGAGCTTCTCAAGGAAAAGATTTGCAGACTAGAGCTAGAATATACTCTAATGCGATTCAAGCTGCTCTTGGCAGAATACCGCAAGTCGGCGCACAAATGGCACAAGAAGGAATAAACGAGGGTGAGTCACAGGCAAAAGCTTTTATGGAAAGTAAAAATGTAGATATCCCGAACATAAGTTCGGCTATACCTCAAGCTCCATCTCCAGCGCCCGGAACATCTCTTTCGCAGATATCCCCTATTAGACAAAGAGCTGCACAAGATCCAGCAGTAGCAGAGGCTCTTGGTATACGCGGCGCAACAGCAGGACTTATTTAATGAACAAAGATAGATTACGAGAAGAGATCGCTGAAGACGAAGGCTGTAAGTACGAGATATACCTAGATCATTTAGGAATCTGTACAACAGGCGTGGGTCACATGATTACTGAAGTAGACGAAGAATATGGCAAACCTGTAGGCACAGTTGTTGAACAAGAGCGTGTGCGCCAGTTGTTTGCTCTTGATATAGCTGTAACACTTGATGAATGTAAGGTTTTGTATCCAGACTTTGACGAGCTGCCAGAGGAGTGCCAACATATCATTGCAAACATGATGTTTAACATGGGTCGGCCTCGATTGAGCAAATTTAAAGGCATGAAAGCTGGTGTTGATGCTAGAGATTGGGATAAAGCCGCAGACGAAATGGTTGACTCAAAGTGGTATACGCAAGTGCCAAACAGGGCTAGGCGTTTAGTAGACCGCATGAGAGCCCTGGCTAACTAACTTTTATTTTCTAATAAGCCTTTTAGCTTCTCAGCATAATCTTTGTCTGTAACACGATAACGCATTTTGTTTTTCTCGTTGTCCCAAACAGCCCATTTAAAATCTGGGTCAGATTCGCTTGGCATTAACACAACTTTAAATCGCTCTAAAAGACTAAACTGCATTGTCATTTAGGACAATGACCCAGCGCCATTACTTAAATCATCCGGGTCAACAACACAAGATGCAGTTTCGCCTTGGCAACATTCTTCTATAACCAAGTGACAGACGGAACATTGCACATGACCATGCACTTCAACAGGTTGCATCTGTGTTTGACATCTAGGACACAAGCCATCTTTTATGTTTCTCTGCATTGAACCGTCACCGATAGAAATGTTCATTTCTTTTTATTCTTGCTTCCTTTTGGCCTGCCTCTTCCACGCTTCTTTTTCTTTGGCTTTTCCTCTTGGAAACAAGCTGGGAAAAATATTCTTATAAATTTACTGAACATACTATGCCCTCCTATGTTAACCCACTGAGCCTATGCCAAGTGAGTCATTTTTAAATGTATCACGATACTCACGATTAACCATGCGCTTTATTTGCTGGCTAATATTTCTATCCTCCTCTTCACAAATCTTGCGAAGTTTATTGTATGTGGTAAGGTCTATACCTACCGACTTCCATCTCTTATTATCTTTTTCCATATTGAAAGCACCATAAAATGCCAAGTTATAATAGATTCTACCAAAAAAATAAATTCAATGCAAAGAAAACTGAATGTCTTGGTATTATGTTTGATAGCAAATGGGAAGCTGAACGATATGGTCAGCTAGTCATGTTGCAGCGTGCTAATCATATTCGTGATTTAAAAACGCAAGTTAAATTTGACATTATAATTAATGAGCAAAAGGTTTGTGCTTACATAGCTGACTTTACTTATTACGAAATAAATCAAGATGGTTCTGAGGAGTTTGTTGTCGAAGATGCCAAAGGTTTAGAAACTGGCGTCTTTCGTTTAAAAAAGAAGCTAATGAAAATAGTGAACGACATAGAGATAAAGATTTCTAAAAAAAAATAACGATTATTTCTTGACAGTAGGTTATCTACTTCCTAGATTAGGCTTCTAAACACTATCTATGGAGCTTAATATGACAGATAAATCATCTGTGATCGATAATTCGTTACACTCCGCATCTCTGCCTGAGCTTTCAGATTTAAAGAAAGTTCTAGAAGAACAGATTTCAGCGGCTCAACAAAAAATGAAATTACTTAAAAGCGAACTTGAAGGTCGTTACTTGGAGCGGGCGCAGAATAAATTGCGTCAGGATGGTAAGGACTTTGGTGCTGTAACTGTTGAGGACAATGGCTTTAAGATTAAGGTCAACATTAGGAAAAAGGTCGAATGGGAACCAGGTATGGTTATCAAGGCTTTGAACGCAATGGATGAAGAGACTGCCAAGCATTACTGCAAAGTCACTTACACAATTCCAGAAGCAAAGTTCAACGCTGCACCACCAATTATTAAAGCGATGTTGAGCGAAGCTAGAACCGTTCATCTTCAAGGTGTCAGTGTAGACATTGAAGGGGGTGATGATGCTTAACATTATATCAGCAGAACAGCGATTAGCTGAAAAGAAAGGCCACAAGTTAGTTGTTTGTGGTCAGTCTGGGGTGGGCAAGACTTCTCTTGCCCGAACCCTCGACCCTTCCAAGACATTGTTCATGGATTTAGAGGCAGGTGATGCGGCTATTGAAGGTGTAGCTATTGACGTTATCCGCCCTAGAACTTGGCAAGAATGCCGTGATTTTGCAGTATTTCTTGGTGGCCCCAATCCTTCTTTAGGTGATGAGGCAACATACAGCCAAATGCATTATGATTATGTGTGTCAAACTTATGGTGATCCAGCAGATGTTTTATCTAAGTATGATACCATTTTTGTAGACTCAATTACGGTGGCGGCTAGACTTTGTTTTGTGTATTGCCAAAACCAGCCCGAATGTAGATCAGAACGAACTGGCAAATTAGATACCAGAGCGGCCTACGGTATGCAGGGCAGGGAAATGATGGGATGGCTATCTCATTTGCAGCATATTAGAGATAAGAATGTTGTGTTTGTCGGTATTCTTGACCAAAGAATAGATGACTATGGGCGCGAGACTTTTGAACTTCAACTTGAAGGCGCCAAGACTAGCCGTGAATTACCTGGCATTGTGGATGAAGTTATTACGATGGCTGTGATGTCAGATGATAACGGCAACCCTTATCGGGCTTTTGTTTGCCAAACTTTAAATCAATGGGGCTATCCAGCGAAAGATAGGTCTGGCAGACTAGAACTTCTGGAAGAGCCACATTTAGGCAAGCTTCTAGAAAAAATGAGCAATGGCGTTCCTCAAAACGAACGCACTATGAACTTTGTGAAACCTACTAATGAAGTGGAGAATGTAGAAAATGCTTAATTTAAATCAAATTGAAACCGCCGAAGAACAGAAGCCTTTG